CCACACCATAACCAGTCGTGGCAGTCGAAGTCATAGTCGGAATCAAATAATCAACCGAATCGCCAGGATTGATCTGTTCACCGTTGAACTTCTGCCAGTTGTCCCAAATAAGGCGAATCGGAACAGCGAAGAACTGAACATCCATAACCATGTTGTCCATGATCGGAAAAATCGGAGTGGCAAGACGGGCAAAGCCAGTCATAGAACAATTAAAAGTATCACCAGGTAGAACCTCGTCCACAAAAACCGGAACAAGATAACCAGAATCAAAAGTGGTCTTGTGACCATGAGAACGGTCAAAGGACGAACGCTGAATTTCAGCCTCGGGAACACGGCTAAATTGATGATGCATGACAGATGGATTACTCATCACACTCTCCCTTCACAGTAGAAACAAGGGCCGGACGCTTCAAGGCAATAGCGCGGCCAAGAACAACAGGATCAACAGGGACGAAACTACCGCTATCATCGTGAAAATCCCCAACACGATATAGAACATAATCCTCAGGAAACTTAGAAAACTGGTGCGAGATATCATTAGCACACTCCTCAAAAATACGAAGGGCAACAGCATCATTCAACATGAAAAAAGGCGGTAAAAACGCCTGAGCCTTAGAATCAAAAATGGAATAAGCACGCATGATCATCATTCAATACCTCTCTTTAACATAGAAAATTGAGCCTGTTTAACAGTCTCACGAACCCGCAACCGCTCAGGAGTTGAATCAGCCTTAAACGGCACGGCATCAGAAATCCGACGAAGCTTCAACTGCTCAAGCAACGAAGGATTAGAACGCTCAAGAAGCCTATCAAAATACTTGGGAGGCTTCATGGCACGACCACGGACGACAACCTCATCCGATGGATACACATCAGAAGAAAAACGATCAAACCAAGCAGCACCGATACCAGGCTTAAGAGACATAGTTACATACTCAGGAAGCACAGAAATAACCTCGCCAGTCTCGGGAATAACACGCTCATAGTGACGCTCAGCAGCTTCACCACTGACTTTTTTAGTCACATACCTAGCAACGTAAGCAGCGGACTCGAAAGTGACGTTACCAACGGTACTAAATCCGAAGGGCCAAAGACGAGCAAGAGAATCAGAAGTATCAAGACGAACGCCGCGCTTCTCTTCGTAGAGGACGCGATCTTCAAAATCCAAGCCAAAAATGATTGCATGATAGTGGGGCCTTTCTAAAGATGAACCATATTCACCACAATGAAAAAAACGAATCCGACGACCTGAATAAGCCTTACGAAGACGCTTCATAAAAAGCTGAAAATGCCGCTTATCCAAAGTACCACCAGACGGAAGAAACTCAGGATCATAAGTCAAGGTGATATAACAATTCTCGTCATGTAACTGAGCCTCATAGAGACAACGAACGGCCCATTGACGAGAACGCTCTAGACGGCAGCCGATACACTTACCGCAAGGAAGCTCAATCGGCATATCGACATAAGCATCACGCTTATTGAAAGTAATCCCAAGCTTTCCAGACTTGGTACGAATCCGCGAACGGTATGCCGAAAGCGGGAAATAGCAGGGCATCGCATATCACATCCGAATGCCACCACGCATAGGCGAGGTATTCAAATTACGACGATTGACACGAACAGCACCACGAGAAAAAGAACGACGAGATTTCCGCCTATCAATACGAGAACGACGACCCATAATACACCCCCAAAAAAGATTTCAAAAAAACCAAAACCCGAAACGGGTAAAGACACAATACCCCAAAAAGGGATTGGTGTCACCTAGCACAATTACATCAAGTAGGGAATTGTGCAAAAAACCGAAAACCGGCTTACCAGAAAAAGAAGATTTGCCAAGCAAATCAACAAATTAAGTTTTATGGATATAAGCAAACAGCCCATGCGGGCTAGTGCCAAAAACAAAAACCCCTCCGAAGAGGGGTAAACGCAACCCGATTAAGACGGGACTAACGCGTTTAGACAGGCTTAGAAGGCTCCGGAACAGGATCCGGAATATCAGGCTCAACACGGGGCTGAACCAGCCCCAATTTGACACCTTCATCGAAATTAGCAGGATCCTCAAGGAAAGACATAAGCTCCTGGGGATCATTACCAAAACGCTTACGAAGCGAAGAAGGCAAATCAGCAAACATCTGCTTGCCAGAAATAACAACATTCATACACTCCATGAAATCCGGCGCAGTAGCATCACCAAAACGAGGGGAATGAGTATTAACGAAATCAACAACACCTGTACGCTGAAAACGCTTCATTATGTTGTTCACATCGCACTCATCCTTAAAACTTTGTTTAGTTCGCCCTTGCACCGGAAAAGAAATAGAAACACGCTCACGCGCAGAATAAGCAGATTTAAAAATCATCTCACACCTCCTTTATATTGAGAACGACGAGCAGACCTAGCGGATTGTTCCGCAGGAGTACCAACAAAAAAATCACGAACACTACGACCAACAGATTGCAAATCACCCAACATTTTCGACTTAACCTCCTCAGGAGAACGAAAAATAGAACGAGAAGAAGAAGTAGGGGGAACAAGAAAATCAATAAGCTTATTTATAGCAGGATCAACACGATTCAAAACCTCACCGCCCTTCTCATAAAGACCTTTAGTCACCCTTTGCTTACCAACTTCGAGAGAATCAATGGCAGCCTTAGAAGCGGCAGAAGAACCATTAGAAAGAATAGCAGGACGAGCAAGAAGCAAATTCTCAGACTCAAGAATAGAGCGAGCCTCCTCAGCCCGAGTTTTAGCCTCAGTCGCTTTACCGGTAAGAATAGCCTGCTGATTAGCATCAGAAGAAGAAACCTGAGCTTGGGCTTGAGCCTTCAACAAATCAATCTCAGACTGAAGACGAAGTGCGGAAAGAGCAGAACTAGAAGCAGAACCCAACTCATTGACAACAGGAGCGGCAGAACCCGCAGGAGTAGTAGAACCAGCACCCCCAGTGCCGGAAAGAATAGGATTTAAACCAGCCGCCCGAAGATCGGCAACCTCACGCTGATGAGCAGAACCAGACATACGCTCTTGGAAAGCCATCTGCTGAGCAGAATTATCAGAAGCCGCCTGATTCTGCTGCATACCGCCAAGCAACGAAAAAGCACCGGAGACAAAAGGAGCAGCTATAGAATCAAAAAATCCCATGATTCACCCCTTAAAAATGGTCAATGAAGCCAGGCACACCATAAACAGGCATAGGACGCGCACAGCGAAGCTTAAAGAACGAATCGAAAAGAAAATGCGGCTCCGAAGGGACAGCGATAACACGATCAACCGGAGGATTCTCAGCAATGAAAGACGCATCCAAAACTGGAGCAGTGGCAAAATCCTGAGAAAGATGCCAAGCATCCAAAGTACCAGCAGCCGAAGAACGGAAAAGACCAGAAATCACAGACGGCTTATAACGATACTCCGCATAACGCTCCTGATAACCGAAAACAACATCATCCTCAGCAGGAACACCAGAAGCGAAAATCTCCTTCTGCAAAACCGACTGCTCACCAATATGAGAAAGAGCAGGCCAATAAAAATCGTACCTAGTAGAACGCGAGAACATACGATTCAAGCCTTGCTGATAGGTCAAATCAGCACGAACAGAGACAAGACCAAGAACGACGCAATGCTCGGTAAACGACTTGGAAAAGCCGGCATTACGGAGAACAGCAGTACCAATAGCAGCCAGATTACCCTGTGGCGTAGTTACATCAGTAGAAGAGGTCTGAGCGATCGGAGAAACATTAACCGGACAAGAACCACCACCCAAATACTCGGGACGTTGAAGACGAGCATCAGGAGAAGTCACGCCAAAATGAGCCTTGACGATCTCAGTATAACGAGTACCGCCGCGCGCATCGCGCTCAAGCAAACGCTGAACTTGGAACGCTTGACGAAGCTGATTGATTGTCGCAGCCGTAGCTGTAGAAAGGTCAGCATAAAGATTCGAAGGATAAACACCCTGTGAATAAGTAGCACCGGTGGACGCCATACCAAACTGACCAGAAGCACCAAAACCAGCAGCATTGCCAGACGTAGGAACATTACCACTAGATTGAAAACGCATCTTCAAAGTAGCTTGAGCACCAGAAACAAGCTCGTCAGTTTGAGTTCGAACAGTCGCAGAATCACCCAACGGAAGCGAAATAGAATCGCCCTTTTGTGGCCAAGGAAGACAGGAAGTGAAATAGTCATGCCGCTTACCACGACGACGCAAAACATAATCCGCAGGATCATCAGGGCCGTCATCACGGTCAACAACAATCGAATCCTGAAGATTTTGATCACGATACCACTCGTTATAAATCAAATTATAGGCACGATGAAAGAGCGAAGAATGCTCAAGATCAGGAACACCGGCAGGAATGCCAATGTAGTCATGGAGAGAACCCACACCATAACCAGTGGTGGCAGTCGAAGTCATAGTCGGAATCAAATAATCAACCGAATCTCCCGGGTTGATCTGTTCACCATTGAACTTCTGCCAGTTATCCCAAATAAGGCGAATCGGAACAGCGAAGAATTGAACATCCATAACCATGTTGTCCATGATCGGAAAAATCGGAGTAGCCAGACGGGCAAAGCCAGTCATAGAACAGTTGAAAGTATCACCGGGTAGAACCTCATCCACAAAAACCGGAACAAGATAACCAGAATCGAAAGTGGTTTTGTGCCCATGAGAACGATCAAAGGACGAACGCTGAATCTCAGCCTCAGGCACGCGGCTAAATTGATGGTGCATAACAGATGGATTACTCATCACACTCTCCCTTCACAGTAGAAACAAGGGCCGGACGCTTCAAGGCAATAGCGCGGCCAAGAACAACATGGTCAAGAGGGACGAGAAAACCGCGATCATCGTGAAAATCCCCAATGCGATATAAAACATAATCCTCAGCAAATTTACAAAACTGGTGCGAGACATCATTAGCACACTCCTCAAAAATACGAAGGGCAACAGCATCGTTTAACATGAAAAAAGGCTGAATAAACGCCTGAGCCTTAGCATCGAAAATAGAATAAGCACGCAAAATCATGATTCAATACCTCTCTTTAACATTGAAAATTGAGCCTGTTTAACAGTCTCACGAACCCGCAACCGCTCAGGAGTTGAATCAGCCTTAAACGGCACGGCATCAGAAATCCGACGAAGCTTCAACTGCACAAGCAACGAAGGATTAGAACGCTCA